TCTTGTAAAGTCACTATCTTCAGACTTTACTTCTCCTTTTAAATACTCAGGTACTGCACTAGAAGCAGGAGTATCTATTAAATCTGCTCTTTCTGTAGAAGTTGGTACAGCTACATCTTCTGAAGTGTCTAATACTAAGCCTGCTTTTTCATACACACCTTGCTTTACATAGAAATCTCTTTTACTATTTACATACTGTTCTAAACCTGAAACATAAGCACCATCTCCGTTATCTCCAATTTCATTTTCAATTACTTTAATAGCGTCTATCATTGTAAGAACTTTCTTAGGATTAAACTTAATTCTTTCTTGAGTTAAAAAAGTATGTATAGCTGAGCGTTGTCCATTAACACTTACATCTGTTTCAAACTTTCTTACTAACGCTGGTCCATAAATAGTCTGCGCTCTTTCTAGTTTAGCGTTTTCTACTTGTATTTCTGTGTTTACAATATTAGCTTCTGCTTGTTCACTTTGTAATATCTGTGTTGACAACTCAGCAGCAGCTTCAGGATTAACTTGCCTGACTCTTGCTATAGCTTCTTCTCTTCCTTCTTTAGTAGAGAAATCAGAAGTATCATATATTTCCTTTAATAAGTCTTCTTCATCTTTAAAGCCTGCTAATTTACCTAAGTTTTTACCTAGCATTCCTGCGCTTGAAAAAGCTAACTGCATAGGCGCACTTGTGTAGCCTTCTGAAGTAGCTACACTTACATCGTTAGGGTTAAAATCAAACATTCCCATTATCTATTCTCCTTAAAAACGACTGTATACATTCTTACTAAGATACGAGGCTTGTTTAGCTGTTGTTGGACCAGCTCCGCCATACTGCGCTTGATTTGCTTTAGTACCCCAAGCATACCCATCTCGCCTTCCGCCCATACCTTTAAAACTATTTATAGCATTTGAAAAACCACCGTATCTTCCTGCTGTAGCATTAGCATTAGTTAAAGCAGCTCCGGATAAATACCTAGAACCCATGATAGCAGCGTCACTTAACATGCGTCCTGTATCTACACCTAATTTAGCGTAATCTAAAGGAAGCTGTCCTAGCTGTGCAGCTCCAGACACATCTTCATTAATCCTACCTCTATACCTATCTATCATATCTTGTACTCTATCACTAGCTGATTGTCTAACTTGTAGATTGGTAGTACCTTGTGACTCTCTTAATGCTTGCATTTGTCCCATGCCACCAGTAGAGCCTAGCATACCTCTAGCTACTAGCTGAGCATCTAAAGCTTCTCTATCTGCCTCTTGTCCCGGAGCAAGTAAAGCCATTTGCTGGTCATAATATCTATTCTCTGCTGTTAAAGGGTCAGCTTCTATGCCTTGTAAATAACCTCTATTAGCTTCAGCGGAGGTTAAAAAACCTTTCTGTTGTTTGTCAAAAGGGTCTGATAAACCTAAGCCTACTACCTTTCCATCTTTGTCAAACTTAGCTCCTCCTAAAGAGCCAGCTACATCGTAAGGATAAGAGCCTTCCATTGCATATTTAGCTGCTGCCTCTTGACCTGCTTGATTTTCTGCTGCTGACTTAGAGGCTCCTTTAGCTCCTAAAGCTGCGCTTATAGCTCCTGCGATTAAATTAAATGCTGACATTTCTATCTCCTGTTATGTTCCTGAATAACCTATTTTTATAGTAGAGCCACCGTTACCTGACGAACCTACACTAAATCCAGATGCTCCTGATACTGAATTTCCTGAATACAATACTGTTGATTGTCCACTACCTGTTGTTGTTCCTTGTCCATCTGAGTCTGTACCACCTTCATCTTGGTTGTAGTAACTAAAGTAAAATCCCGGTTGTAAGTTTATTTGTATTCTATAGTCACTACCCGGACTTCCACTTATACCATATGGCTGTTGCTTAAACATTGTCGTTCCATAGGTATTCCAATGCGTAGTTATCATAGTAGAAAAATTACTGTTATAACTCCAAGAAAAAGTAATTAATGGGTTAGTGCCCGGTGGATAAGGATGTCTAGTCCATATCTTAGTACCGTTAAGATACACATTATCCATATCAGTACCGTTTAACTTGACATCGTGTTGCCCCGTTAATTCACTACCATTAAAGTAAATTGCTCCTGACATATTATTATGATGTAGCTATATATAAGTCACCGCCAGATGTCCAAATCTTAGCCATACCTAATACTGTTTGTGAAGCAGCAGGTGCGTGATTTTGAACAAATGCCGTAGTAGCTATTTGTGTAGTGTTTGTAGAAGAACTTGCTGTAGGTGCTGTAGGTGTTCCAGTAAATGCTGGACTTGCTTTCTCACCTTGAACAAATGCTGTAGTAGCTAATCTAGTAGTACTGTTACCTGCTGACTGTGTAGGTCCAGTAGGAACACCAGTAATAGTTAAAGTACCTGCTACTGTGCCATTATTCATAGCAAAATCTTCACCTGAATCTCCATTAATATCTTGTTTAGAATTAATAGCTGTTCTGGCTGCTACAAATTCAGAATTAAAGTCAGCCCCTGATATTACTTTTGCTGCGTTTGAATCAGACAAAGCATCTTTACCTGCCCAATCTACCGCAATTGTATAATCACTCATCGTATTTTCCCTTGTAAATGTAAAATTGATAAATCTTGTATTGAAGCATCATAACCATTACTTACAATACTCATATTTAATTTTAGTGTTTTTGCACTACCTGTTAATGGAGTTCTATATTCGGTTAATCCATACACAGGAGTAAATTTAGAAGCACCATACAAAGAAGTAGAAGCACCCCACAAAGCTATAGTTCCTGTAGTTGGAGGAGCTAGAGTTATAGTTGTGCTGTTTGTTGGATTAATGCTAAAATCTTTATACCATTGTAAACCAAGTGTAGCACCTGAACCACCCTCTAAAACTAGTATCATTTTTTTAAGTAAAGAAGCAACACTTCCTTCTGTTAGCGGTATCCATATAGAAGACACATCAGCAGTAATAGCAGCATTAGTATAGCTGGCTGCTGAACTAACCCACGCCAAATCCACATCAAAATATCCTTCATAGCCTGCAATACTCCCATCTTTTTGTCCTACTAACAAACCATATAATTCAGTGTATGTTAAACTATATGGTTCTCTATCATTACTAAATGACCAAGTAGTAATCCTTGGTGCTTTGTTAGGTGTAAAATGTTTAAAGTCAAAAACATAATTAATATTTAAAGAAGGAAAAGAAACAATATAAATTCCTTCGTTTTCTACATAAACACTTTTAATTTCTGAGCTTTGCCCTATGTTTCTAATTAGTGTGTCTTTAATGTTTTGTGTTAAATCCATTAAAGGAACCTTATCTTTTTCTGAAGTACGAGCTAATGACCTTAGTCCAGTTGAAGACATAAATAATAAATCATCTCCGACTGCTTGTACTGAATCTCTAGCTATACAACCAACACCTTTAATTACTTCGTTTAATTTAATGCTTCCTATTATATCGGGGCTTTCGTATAGTGCTATGTTGTTTTTACCAAAAATTGCAAGCTGACCATAAAAAGGAGCTATAGCTACAATATCATCTTTTCCCCATACTTTTTTTAAATCTAAAGAACCACCACCACTTGATGTTGTATAATCATCAGAGTCTAATAAAGCAGAATAATGCAAAACATCTTTCTCTTCTTCTACTCCGCCGACCCACATACGACCATAAAATCCTGTGCCACAACTAGGTTTAAATGCACCTGAACTTACGGTAGGAGGTCTAGTAGCATTATCAAAAGCTGCCCATTTAGAGCCTGCACTTGCTGCACCACTATATCTTTGAGGTACAATTCCTTCGTGTAGACAATGTAATCTATTGTTAAAATTTATAAACTGCCAATCTCCTGTGCTATTGGCAACAGTATGTTTAACATCAGCACCGCTACTAGGAAAAGCAGCATTAGGAGATGTAAAGTCAACTGTGTAAATAGAAGTACCGTGACTAGCAAATATTTTATTAGTACCAGAATCATTGTGTTCTACTATAGAACCTATAGCTGTACCGCTTGGAACTACTTTTTGTTTTAAACCTTTTCTAAAAGATATTCTTCCAGACTCTCTTAATACTACGTTATCAGCCTTAGTAAGAAAAGAAGGGTCTAAAGCATTAGGATTGCTTTGAGTATTTAAACCATTTACACCAAAATTAGGTAAAGGTTGTACTGTTAATTGTTTAGCCATTATACAACATACCAATCAGTATCATATTTAGAATTACCGCTATCTCTCATAACTGCTTGATTTAAAACAACCATTGCTTCAGCAGCAGCAGCACTTGATTGTGTTCCTCCGTCTTCTCCTCGTTCTGCTATAGCTCTAGCCCAAGCTCCTAACACAATAGGTTGAGCAGGTATTTTTAATACTGTAGCAGCTAAAGTTAAATCATCTTGATATTTAACTATATCAAAAGATATTGTTTGTGCTTCTGTAGGTATAGGTGATAAATCTACTTTAAGATTATTAGAAGAATCTGCTCCATTAAAACCATAATAATTAGGCTCTCCTGTAGGGTCATTAGGATACTTAATGCTGTTCAGATATTGTTGTGTCACCGGTGACAAACTATTTCCTGTAGAATTATTTGTTACATCTAAAACTTTAAACTCTTGACCTGAAGATAAATTATAATTCTTTGTAGATGCTACTGTAGATACGTTAACAGTTTCTCTAAGAACTAACCAATCGTGATAAGTCTCAGCAGTTCTTTTAGTATCATTAACTAAAGAACCAATTACTTTTTGATAATCAGAAACTGTGCTACTATCATTTATATTCCCAGACCAATTAGAAGATATAGTTTCTTCTCTTAGCCTTATTAATACTTGATTTATTAATTCTCTATAAGTCATCTATTTTCCTTTTGCTAGTTGAGCTCCAAAGTAAAACTCTATAATCATTGTTGCCCATCCAAAGATTTCATCCATCTTTAAAACTGAGCCTGCTTGTATTTCTATGTACTCTACTATGTCTGGTGTAAACTGTATACCAAAGAAACTAAACCCTTCTATAGTATTAGGTATTACTGTCGGCACATTAAAGAACACAGGTGCTACCTGAGTAAATATAATTAGTGCTAGTATGACAAATATAATA